AATATTAGAACGGTGGCGAGCTAAGCTCCGGCGTAGCTAAGGCTGCTGCGTAGCGTAGTGGTACCTACCCTCCCAGGGGTACACACCGCCGCGCGTGTCGGAAATTGGTGACCGGAAGTGCCCGAATCGGAGATCTGGGGGGTTTCCGGAGAGAGAAAATTAACTTTTTCTGCGCAATTGCACGCGCCTACCAGACACAAAGACAGGGGTATTTTGGGTATAGCCAAATATTGAGTACCGATTGATCACCAATAGATTGGTGATCACCAATGCAATTGGGGACAAAATTACTGTGTCCTTGCTATTTTGAACCACCAGATTAATTATTTTTACTATTTTACTGTGCAGTAAAACTGTAAATAATTATTTCAATTATTTAAGACATATGTATATGGGTCCCATTGTGATTTTTATTTTCTTTTTTTTTTTTGGTTTTTCTTTTTTTTTAATCTTTTCCAAACAGTGCGTCCTGTCACGTTTTTTTAATTTTTCTTTTTCATTTTTCGGGGGTGTTTTTTTCGCTGCGCGACCATTTTTTTTTTAAATGAATTTGTCTTAGTTGTACGTTTTTCTTCCTTTTCCTCTTTTTTTTGTTTTATCATTTTCTCTTTTTTTTTTTAATTTTCCCCAATTAATAATAATTGGGTTTTTTTATTTTTACAAACCAATAATTTAACCCATCACCATCAAACATAAATATCTCCACTAACAAATCTATATGAACCACAATTAAACACGTCTTTCATTTATATACACATATTCATCCACACTAACACTATATAAGACCACACTCCGAAACACAAACACACACTCAAATATGACGATCAAATACAATAATAAGAAGGGCATGGAGTTCATCATTGATGTGAAATTGAAGGAGGACGACTCCATCATAGTTCAAGTCAAACTATTCTCAACAAAATCACCAACACTGGCAAGGCAGAAATTCAACATTCCATATGATCACAGTGGGTTCATTCCACCATTCGACTTCAACTCACTAGAGGAGGGCATCAAGGAAATCATACAACACATGTACGAAGAATCCACCATCAAAGACTTCAAACAGGAGAACATAGTCGAGGCAATAGACATACTCATGATGCACGAAGCTCCAGTGATAGATATTAATTTAGATAGAGGATACGATGTATATGGATCCGTATCCGTATAATAATGTATTTTCATTATTTATGATAAATAAATCCTGTTATCTTGTTCTCTATTCTCTTCGGCCCATTTACATATTTAATTAACAAAGGCCCATTTAAAACTGGGCCGAAAGCAACAGAAACAGCCCATTACTGTTCTGTTTCTTCAGTGGGACCCACCTCGGACGCCAAAAACCCAGCTCGCCACCGGT